TTCATCTTCCTCTTCGGTCAGTTGTATGATGTGCATTAACATTTGTGATACTATTTTTAAGTACAGTAAGTCGTAATTCCTTTACAATCAACTCAAGCCTAGCTTCTAAGTGAGTCTTTTCTTTCATTAATTGGTTAATCTTAATGTCTACTTCTCTGGTCATACAAATTTACGATTTAATTGATATTGAAATAAAAAGTGCATACCCCATTGACTACCAATGTAATACACACTTTCTTTATATTTACTAAACTATAGTTACTTCTTAGGTAACCTAATAATCTTACTGCCTAGTGGCATTGGAACAAATATAGCAACTCTTCCACCATCCAGAACAACTCCACAGCCTAATGTGGGTCTTTTGGGGAAAGGTCGTGAATACTCCATAGCATAGGCATCTATATCTATGCCACAGCCTACATTCATGCCGAATATCATATCCTTATCAGATGAACTATAAAGAACACCTCCAAAGCTATGAATATGACCAATTACTGTTGATTGTCGAGCATCTCTTGCTCTATTGATTGCACCTGCTTGTCCTGATGATCCTGTACCATGAGTATATAAAACACTATCTATTTCCCATTCTAAAGCCCATTTCCAGCCTCTAGGAGCATCCCAAGCTTGTTCATAGGATTTAATAAAACGTTCTGGTAAACCGCTTGTTTGAGCCTTTCTTTTATGAAGGGCTGAGTGGTTACCAATACATACTTTTACGTTAGGGAATTGTTTGTACCATTTGTACATAGCAGCTTGTGCTAAGTCTGCTTCTCTACCTGCTCCATGTCCGTCAGGTTTAGATTCGTGATAACTGATGGCATGATTGTCAACTTCATCTCCAATGTGTACAACCTCAGAACATTGAAACTTATTCGCTACTTCATAGCAAAAAGCTTTATAGCCTGGATGACAAAATGGCTCATGAGTGTCGCCTATTACTAGGACATTTTTCTTGCTCATTATATGTGGTTTTGGTTTTGGTTATTTGTAAGGTGCGTAGGCTGTTTTGCCGTTTACCTTTAGTGCTCTCAACACTTGTTTTCTATTCTTACCAGCATTATAGCTTACATGAACCCAATCAGGATTAGTTGCAGTACCGAACTCATAAATTAACTGATCGAAATCCAAAGTATCTTTAATGAAGTCAAAAATCTCTTTGTTAGTAGGTCCACCCATTCCATCCATATCAATATCTGCCGCTTTAGCCTCACAATGTTGTGAATTTAAGCTTCCTCCAATGTAATGGTTAAGAGTCTTAGATCTGTATCCAGAAGAAATATTAATAGGACCAAATTTCATTCTGATTGGTTCTAATACTTTCTCACAAAGAACAATAAGGTTCTGTAAATGCTCAGGAGTTGGCTCGTTAGATACTCCATGTCTTTTTGCTGATTCACTTCTAGTAAATTCTGCTAATGCAAAGTGTGCTGTTAATTTCATCTTAAATCATTTGATTTACAAAATATGCTAATCCTAGCAACCATAATAGGAAGCCAAGTGTTAATATTATCTTTTCGCTTTTAGGCATCTTTCTTAAATATTTTCTCTATTGAGGTTAAACCTAAACAACCGAACGCTAACAAAGCTACTGATTCTACAAGAATCGTACTTGGAGCTATATGCTCTTCACTAAAACTATTGTGATACATGGTAACACATAATGTAATTACACATAATAAACCACATAAACGCTTCATGCTAAATCTACCGCTATCTTCTTGGAAAAACTGTTTCATAAATTATAATTGACTAAATTGAAAAACGATTAAGAATATTAATATTATTTTTTGCCAAGCATGGTATTTATCCATTTTGTCAAGTTCTCTTTCCCTAGTTTGGTAAACTTCGAGGTTTGCTTCGTAGCGAAACTTGTAATTTTCGAGCTTATTAGCTTTATTAATGTAGACATTGAGAATAGAATCATCTTTTATTGTTTTAGATTTTAACGAGTCCTTATAAGCGATTATTGTATCGTTATAGGACTTATATAATTTATTTATGGTATCTGCTTGACCAATAGTCATTATAACAACAGAATCACCCTTAATCTTTTTTGTAGTGGGATACTGGGAGTAGCTTGAAACTGACAGCAGTATCATTGCTAACACTATCCAAAGTTGCTTTAACTTCATTTAGCTCGGTTTTTAGTGTTGTTATCTCTTGCTTAATCTCAGCGAACTTGCTTACGGTAGAAGTCACTATAGCTTCTTTAGCCTGATCAGCTTTAATTTGAACAGCTTTGTTCTTAGTCATAGTGCTATTAAAGTCAGTCATAAATTGCTCGAACTCCTTATCTTCAGTCACTGCCTTATCTTCCTTTTTAGCTGTAACATTTATAGTAGTTGCTGTAACTGTTAAAAAACCAAATATCAAAAGAATAGATTTCATTGCCTTTTATTTAACTGTTGATTTAATAGCTCCCATAGCATCTAAGGTTTCAAGCTTAGTTGTAGTAGAACTTAATGCTGTTTTACACTCAATTAAAGCCTGAGTTTTTAGGCTATCCTTATACTCAAGATTAGTAATCCTAGCGTCTTGAGAGTCTATCTGATTGTTAAAATTGCCCCTAATGTCAACATAAAGGACAGTTATACCTATGATAACTAGGAACATAGTTCCTTTTATTGGGTCTTTACTAAACTGAGAAAAGCTAATCGGTAGAGGATTAGCACTTACATTAACATCTTTTTTAGCTGCCATTTACTTATTTTTTACCTAATTTAAAATATACACTACCTGAGTAGCCTATATTAAAGTTTTTACTAATATTTACATTAAGCCCTATTAGAGCCTTATTTTTGGCATTAAGCATGATTCCAGGACTTAGTACCTCTAAGCCATTTGAGCCGCTTAAATCGCCTCTAAAGCCCAAATAAAGACTATTCTTAGCTTTAGCTTCCTTAGTGATGGTGGTAAATATGGTTTTTTCGGTTATTTTAGCCTCAAATCCCCTTGATTGAATCTTATTTTGGCTTATAGTGTCGTTGATGACAAAGGTATTAGAATCTACGTTAATGGTGTCAGAATAGGCATAAGTACGCATATAATCGGTTACTATGCGTATAGTATCATGTACGGTATATTGTACAGAATCATGTACAGTATCAGTAGCTATTATAACATAAGGAATCGAGTTTCCTTTCAGCCACCTGGAGGTCACTTTTGTTTGATACACAGTATCGGTCTTTACAGACTCTATAACAGCACTTGATCTATGGCATGACTCATATAGCCAAACCATAGCAAAGAACGCAAGGATAATGATTAAATAGTCCTTAATAGCTGTCATTATTCAGCAGTTTCAATAGTTTCTTCAACAATTGGCTCTGGTTCTGGAGGTGCTGGTGGTACATAATCACCTGTGATTGTTAGATTAAGTTTAGATGCTATATAATCCCAAGCATATTGATTAGTTTGATAGTCAATATAATCTTGACCTGAAATACCTACAATACCATTGTTTACATTAATAAAATCAGCATCTAAAAGCATATAAGCAAAAGATGCGTAATCTATAAGATTATCAGATTGTACTTCTGCTTTTAAATATATGGCTTGAACATTTTGTCCATTTTGCCAAATTAATACAGGTTGAATTGTCTTCATATTATTTATTTTCTAATTGTTTAATTCTTGCTTCTAATTCTTGAATGGCTTTTACTAAAGAAACAAATATTGCATCCTTGTCTAAGCCTAATCTTTTGATTGAAACTTCCCTTTTTTCATCTTCGTATGAATCAAATTCAGTTACTAATTGTGGTAATACCTTTTGCACCTCTTGAGCTATAAATCCATATTGAGTAGATTGATTTGCTACATTATTTTTCCAATCATAAGAAACTGGTCTAAGTTGTAGTATTTCATTTAATCCAAATGTTAAATCAGTAATATTCTCTTTTAAGTTCGCATCTGATGGATTTGTATTTGTTAATACACCACCATTTGAATATACTGTTCCTGTACCTAAATATGAAATATAAAGATTATTACAACTTAAGTCCATATTTCCTTGAGAACCATTAAAAATAGCTTGTATATCTCTACCATTTCCTTGTGATAAAACTAATTCTCCTGAACCATTTTTAACATTAAAATATCCTCTTGGTGATTGAGTATTAATTCCAACATATCCCCCCGATGTGATTCTCATTCGTTCGGTATTGTTAGTACCAAATATCATAGCAGCATTAGACCTATTAAAAACATAGGCTATTGAATTATTATCTGATATTAAAGAAAAACCTGCACTACTTCCTTGACCACTATGGCTATTTGTTAATCTTATTTCTGTATTAGTATTGCTTCCATTATATACTTCTAATGTTGTAGCAGCAGCAGTTGTACTTGGGCTATTCGTTCCTATTCCAACGTTACCACCGCTTGTGATACGCATACGTTCGGTAATCGTAGCGTTACTACCTGCACTTCCAGTAGCAGCACTTGAAATTGAAAATGTACCACCATCAACGTTTTCTAATTGCATAAATGTTCCGCCACCTGTAACTATTCTTTTCCAATTTGCACCGTCATAATAAAGATTATTAGAAGTGTAAATAACGTCATTAACTGCAAGTTTAAATAAACCACCTCTATCAGAAATAGCTAAACCAGTAAGAGTTGTAGCACCAGCAAATGGATTACTCGTTCCGATTCCAATGTTTTTGTTTGATGCAATAGTTAATGCTCTATTACCACTACTAAATAAATCCCCTGCTCCTATATAGAAATTACCTGTTCCATCGTTTGTCATACCCATTGAATAATCACAAACACCTGCCCAAGCAGTTCCATTTGTAACTACAACTCCTGTACTAAACATTAAAGTAGCTTGATTTCCTACTCCATTTCTATTTATAAATGCTCTTGCAGTACCACCACCATATTGTGAGTCTACCCAAAATTCAGTATTAACTCCTTTAGCCAATAATTGACTTGGATTAGCTGAACTTTGCATATATAAATTTCCTGTTAAAGTACCACCTGTTAAAGCAAGATAGGTACTTGCTGCTGCACTCGTTGTTAAGTATGTACTATTATCATAGCTAATTGTAGTGCCAGAAGCCTTTACAAATCCTGTTCCGTTTAATTGTGTTTGTGGAGTTAAGTTACCAGCGTTCCAAATCTTAAAACCATTTACCATTGCAAAATCAACCGAAGGAACAGATAAATTTATTTTATCTTGTGAAATACCTGTTCCATCGTTTTGACAATAAAGTTCTAATATTTGAGCTTCTACTCCTGTTGATGTGTCTGCATATAATCTCAATCCACTTGTATCACTTCCACCACCATAAGGGTCATTAGGGAATCTTAATCCTTTAGTATAATCAGTTGAGTTTGTACCTTCTTTTAGTACAATCTGACCAGTCATTGTACCACCTGATAAAGGTAAATAAGCACTTAAAGCAGAACCATAATTAGGTATATTAAATACCCCTGTTGTATTGTTATAAGTTGCATCACCGCTTGAACCTGTTGTAGTTAAACTAATCGCTGCTCTTGCTAATGCATCTGTATATTGAGTAATCGTTGAAGCTATAGTAAACGAAGGATAAGTACCAGTAATTGATATTCCAGCACCTGCCGTTAAAGAAACAGTTTGGTCTGGAGCAGAATTAGTAATTACTCCTGTTGTATTATTATAGCTTATTCCTGTACCAGCACTTAAACTTGTTAAGGTTATAAAAGATGCACCATTAGTAAGTTGGTTAGTGTTTGTAGGTATTGTAATTACCCCTGTTGTGCTATTGTAAGCACCACTACCAGCAGCAAAAGATAAAGCTGCTCTTGCTCTTGCATCCGTAAAGTAAAGGTTTGTTGCTTCTACAACTGCCGTTGTATCTAAAGTTTGGAATGTCTTATCGCCTCTATAATATTGTAATGTAGTTCCAGCAGTAATAGCAGGTTCTTTCGCATTAAATACTGACCAATCCGTTGAACTTAACTTACCAGTATTTGTAGCCGAAGCGACAGGTAGGTTAAAAGTATGTGTATCCCCACTTGAAACAATGTTAAAGTTTGTTCCGCTTGTTCCTGTAGTTATAAATTGTGATTGATCTGTTAAGTTATTTAAAGAAACCATACCCTTAGATAGGGTAGTAACTACTTGACATAAATGACCATTCTCGGTATGTAAAGTAACTGTTCTACCATCTACATTTACATAGATTCTAATTGCCAATCTATCTGTTAAAGCTAAGGCAGCAGTAGCTACAGGAATAGCAAAATAGTAAGGTGCTATTATAGTTCCTTGATTAATATACTCTGGAACTCCAACGCTACTACCTAATAAGGTAAAAGTTGTTCCATCGTATTTATAAAGTTCTGCATAAAAAAAAGGGTTTCCTGTGTTATTGTTTACACTAAAATAAAACTCACAATTAAAGTTACCGCCAGGAATTGATAATACATCAGGGTCATTAGCATCAGTAATATAACTTGCCACATATCCTGTTGTTGAAATAGCAATATCAGTTCCAGCACCTATGATTGGTTCTTTACTTAACTCTCTATAAGCTACCCCACCAATAGTACCTTGTGAAACACTTGAGTTAAGATAGTAACTAACCGAACTACCACCACCTGATGATGTTGGAAAGTCAGCTAATGTACCATCTCCTCGTACATATTGAGAAGCAGCACCATCTAAAGCGGTTATAACACCACTATTAGCCACTACTGGACCTTGTATATCCCTAATCTTTGCTTCGCCTGTTACTTGTAATTGTGAACTCATTTATATATAAATTTTAACTATTATTTTGCAATTATTCTAACAAACTCATCAGCCTCTAAAGCTCTGCCAAAGGTAACAACTCCTGTCGTAGCATTAAATGTAACATTGTCGCCTGTAGGTACACCTGTTGTTTGTATTGTTCTAACTTCCATACCACCTCTTGTAACTGATAAGCAAGTTCCACCAATTGCTGCAGTAAACGTAACTGTAGTTTCACCACCAGTAGCAGTATATTGATACATAATCACATTTGATGTTTCTATTACCACTCCACCAGGAGTAACTTGAGTACCTGTTAATGTATAAGCACCAGAGCCTTGTAGTGACACGCTATATGTTGATGCTGCCTCTACCCCTGCACTTATGCTAAGTGAGCTTAAATTGGCTGTACCTGTGAATATAGAGTATCCTAGAGTACCACTACCATCCCCATTATCATTATCTACTTGAAACTTAATTAATATAGGTTGCCTAGTCAACTGAAGGTTAGCTAAGAATAAGTAAGAATAGTCGCTTAAAGCAACAAAACCATCAGCATTGATAGTCCATGAAGCTACATCATTCTTATACTCCTTAAACCATGCAGAAGATGCCGAAGTAACTTCTACCTGATCTACTGAAACCTCAAAAGAACAGTTTGTAGCTGCTCCAAATGGGATACCTACAGAGATATTAGTGGTTGTTATGCCAGGATTAGTTGATTGAGTGTATAAAGTGATTTCATTAGTAGTTGTACCTAAGTAAAGTACCTCTATGATTATTCTATCTGTGTTTAATAAAGCTGTTGTAGGAACAGCCATAAAAGTAGTATATAATGTCTTACTAAGAGATGTTAATGTTGTTTCTTCTGAAGTAGTTATTAAGGTAGCTGTTGAACCAGCATATTTATATAACTTGTATTGTACTTTAGCACCTGCAAAGGCAGTAGCTATAGAATAATAAGCTGCTATACTCCATGTACCAGCAGTAATCTGAGTAATATTAGGATCACTAGCATCTGTTATAAAAGAAGCTATTACCCCTGCTCCAGTCTTACCAAAATCAGTTGAACTAGCAACTATTTGAGTTGTGCTTAACTCTCTACAAGCAAAGCCATTTACAGTTACTCCTTGATTTATAGAACCATTGAAATAGTATTGCTTATTTGTGTCGTACTTATATAATACTATATTCGTTCCGTTTATTACTGATGCCATTATTTATAAGTTATTATTTTATAGATTTATATTTAAGTTTAGATTCCAGAAAGGACCAAGTTGACCTACATCTGTGATATAATTAGGAACTAAGAATATTAAAGATTCATCATAATATATTTCAATTAATTGTAATGAGTTTGTTTCATCTGCATAAGGAGATAAAGTAAGCCTATTAGCAGTAAACTTTTTACCATTATAGCTTAAACTACCTGTACTAGAATCAGTAACAGTAAATACTTTATCTAAATACACATAGCCATTTGTTCCTTTTATAGCTCCTATGTCAGCTTCAAGAGTTGCAATGTTTCTTTGGTATATTTTTATATATTGATATGCCAAGTATTCTATTGGTAAAACACCACCTACAAGTAAGCCTACGCTTTGGAAATTCCAAGTCTTTAAAAATACGCCTGAACTATTAAATAAAGAACCAAATGTTAAAATCTGTTGGTTATAGGTATTAGGATATATTTGACCATAAGGTTGTTCAAAAACCTCTGCCGTACTCTTGTCAGTAGAAGTACTATTTTGTATTACAGCAAACTTTACCTCTGTTTCTCCTTGTATTAATTTAAAGTTTCTTATAAATGTAGATCCTGCATCACATCTTATTTTTACATTTATATAGCCCATTAAAAACTGTTCTAAACCTGAATTAAAATTTGTAAAAAATGGAGGTATTTGTAAACTAAATACGTCATAATTAGCTGTTTGGGAAGCAGCAGGAAAAGTTATATAAGTACTTGATGATGTTACCCAAGCTCCGCTATTATTTAAATATTTATTACCTGAACCAGTTTCTAATAAAGCAATTTGTATTTTTATTGCATTAGTATTTTTATGCTCACAGCTAAAAGTAATTGGGAAACCACCCATATAAGGGGTGTAAACGTATGGTTGTATTATTTGTAGTATTTCTAAGTCAGCAATGCCTGTTCCAGCAGTTAAACTATAATCATTTAACTGTTGAGCAGGGTCATCAATAACAGTCGCTGCTGCTGTACCAGTTAAAGTAGTTCTCCATCCAGTTGCTGATATATTAGGTGCAGTTCCTGTTATAGTTTTTAAATCAGCATTGTGTATAAGGTTAATTGGACTCCTATATTCACTTCTTACCTCTACATTAAAAAAACCTTTTCTTAATATTTTAGTTTGAGAGTTATTGATAAAATGCACATTATTGCTTGTATAAGGTGCAATATTAATAGTATTATTAAGTACACCTGATGAATCTATTGTTATACTAGATGGTCCAATTAAATATCTTGTAAAATATCTTGTTGATGCAGCAGTTTCCATAGTCGCAGATATATACCAATCTCCATTAGCTTGGTACATTCTACAGTTAAACGTTCTAAGTATATTTTCTAGTATATCATAATAACTAACTCCTACAAAATCTCTTCTATATTGATATATCTGACTAAATGGTTCATTTGATATATTATCAGCCCTTTTTTGCATACCATCAGCAAAAAATGAACAAGCTATATTTAAATATAAATCAGAAGGATAACCAAGATATCTTAAAGCAATACCAATTATATCAAGATGCTGTGCTAATGAATTTATACTATTATCTACTACATATTCTTGATCTTGCAAAAAAGATATACCATCTATAGCAATTAAAGATGATTGAGATAATCCTGTAGAAAATCCTACTTCAGAATAGTCATTAAATAAGTAACCTCTCCATATTACTGTAGAAGCTTCTTTTAATAAAACATAATATAATCTAGCATTAGATGATAATACATTTGGATATTGATTATAGTCATCTTCTGTTTCAAGTAAAAAACTAAACTCTAACTGAGTTGATATAATAGCAGGATATGGATATTCGTTTGATGAGTTAGGTCTTAAACTTATAGATGTTGGTATGTATGTTTTTACACTACCTACATAATCCTCTTGATATATTTCAATAACTTGAGAATTACCATTTTTAAGTATCTGACTTAATGTATATCTTAATCCGTATGCCATTATGCTAAGCTAATATTTTGTCCTTTTAGATTAGATGCCTTTTGTGCTCTATTTGTAGCCAATAATAAATCTTGTCCTCTAAGTACAAATGTACCGCCTCCTCCGCCACCAATCATTGACTTTAATTTATCTAAAGGTGCGATAACCTCAGGGTTATTAGCAGCACCTGGATATTCTCCTACAAGACCCATAGTTGGTCCTGATACGATACCACCATTAGCAAATGCTGTAGCTTTTTGGCTATTTATTTTATTCTTTAAAAAAGCACCTGCTGCAATAGCTGCAACACCAGCCACAATAGCTGCTGGCCATGTACCAGGATTCTTAAATAATTCTTGAGCTGCACCATTAGTAACAGCAAAAGCAATAAGTGCTTTACCTATTGATGATAAAGCATCTGCTAAAATATTTCCTAATGCTGTAAAATCAAATTCTTTACCAGACATTAATTGTCCTAATTGTTCTCCAAACGTAGACAATAAATCAATATTTAATTGATTAAATGTGCTTTGTAGTGTTTGGTTTAATTGTTCCAAAGGATTTACTAAACCTTCAATCTTAGCTTTGTTATTGCCTATTGCCTCATCTAATTTAAGCATACCTTCTGCACCGCCTATACCAGCCATTCTGAACACACCTAATTTTACAATAGCATCTTCTAATGCTTGTTTTTGTGCTTGGTAATTGCCTCTATTAGCTCTTATAGAAGCATCTGCCTCTGTTTCAACAGCTTTAATTCTTTGATTGGTATAATATACTGATCTATCTAATAGTTCTTTTTGTATCTTTTCAGCCTTCTCTAGCTCTTCTTTATTAAACTTGGTTGTTCTATCTGCTGCATCATTTCTAATTTGTTGGATACCTTCAAGCGTTGATTTTTCAACAGCAAGTCTTTTAATCTTAAACTGTTCAGCAATATTAGATAAAGTATCAATACTTGACTTATTAAAAATAGCTTCCATTAAAGCTAATTTCTCTTCTTCTTTAAGAACTTCTAATGCGTAATATCTACGCATAAATAAATCATCCTTATAGTAGTTTTCTTGAGCTTTTAGTAAATCTAAATTAGAGGTATCAGCCTTAAATGATTCTTTAGTTGTTTCTCCTCCTTTCTTCTTTTTGCCACCAAATAAAGAAAATACATCAATTTTTTTACCAGCTTTTTCTACTTCTTTAAATGCAAACTTAAATTCCTCTGAAAATTTATTAGCAGTATATTCTGTTGATTTAGTTATTGTATCACCTAAATCTTTGTTAAATATTCTTGTAAAAGCACCTATTGCATTTCCTACCATTTTTAAACTAAATGATAAAAATTGAACTATAGCATTCCATGCGTATTTAAATATGTTTAATAATGATTCTCCAAATTTACTCCAATCACCTTTAATAACACTTGTAACTAAATTAAATGCTTCGGCTAAAATATTACCAGCTATTTTAGTAAAAGCTAATAAATTTTCCCATATATATTTAAATTGGTTAATAAGATTATTACCAAACATATCCCATAAAAACATAATTGATTTTACTATTGAATCAAACGCAGGTTTTAATGTATTGTAAACCTCATTAACTACACCATTAATAAACTCTTTAAATGTTTCATATATCTTCTTTGTGTCTTTAGACATATTATCTCCTTGCATAACAAAATATGTCATTGCTGCTGTCACAGCAGATATAGCTAAATATAAAACACCGAATCCCTGAGCTAATGCAGGGATGTTATTTTGAATACCTCTAAAACCATAAGGTAAATCTTGTAGTATCAATGAGATACTCATTATACCCTTGTTAAACTTCTTAGATGAACCATCAAAGCCTTTCATGGCATTAGAAGTCTGCTTTATGTTACCTTCTAATATTTCAAAGTTCTTACCTAGTTTACCTAGTTCTGTATTAATAATACCAGCAACAATTTTAAATTCTTCTGCGTTTGCCTGTATCTTAATTTTAATTGATTCTTCTACTGCCATTATCCTATAGGTTTAACATTATTATATTTCTTTAGTACCTCTTGTAATTCTTCATTACTCATTACTCTTTGTTTCACAAAGTTACGATTATCGCAGTCAAGCTTTAAAAGCTCTTCAGGCATAATCTTTTTACCCTTTGGTAGCTGAATATTAATTAAAAGTGTAGTCTGCCATCTTACTCTTAACCATTCTTGTTCTTCTTTATGTCGGTAACCATACCAAATAAAATCTAGCTCAGCCATCGTCATATCCCAAAACAAATGGGGAAGCACTTGGCACTCCCCCATTGTATATCTTTCAATATCAATCCACTCTAATTTTTTTTTACATCTGAACTCTTGCCTTTCTTAGAAGGTGTATCATCAACCCCACTTACCATACTTTCTGACAATACTTTAAATATGTCTTGTAGTTTAGTACTTGCAATACCTCCAATATCATCTATCCAATCACAAACCTCTAAATCAGTAAAGCTAGGAGTAATACCTTCTTTGTATAAAGGATACTCTGCTGCTGATCTAAGCAAATTTACAATAGCGTCAATAGTTGATTCTCCAGATAAAGCATCTCCTATTTCAGCAGGTGATATACCTTGAATTTGACAGAATCTTTTTAAAGACCATGTACAAAACCTCATAGGTATTTTAGACCCATCACTAAGGGTTAGTTCGTAATGTCCTCTCATATTTTGGTGTTTTTGGTGTTATTATGCGTTAGTAGCCTGAGTCAATACTCCTGTTCCTGTAAAAGAAACTGAATATGTTGCTGGTGATTCCATGTCAGCAGTAATATCCAAACTTTCTATAAATGCAAGACCAGACCAAATCAAGTCACCTACTATTGGAGTTGAACCATTTACTGTAGTAAACTTAACAGTAACTGCTGTTCTATTATTCCACGCAGTGAAAATATCTCCTACAATATAACTTGCACCTGATGGATCAACTGTTGCAAGACCATCTGTAGTTAAAGACCAAGACTTTAATCCACCAATTTGATCAGCCCATCCACCACTTGATTTAGTTGTTGAATCTGGTAAGTCTGCACTTACTGATAAAGAACAAGATGTAGAGTGAGCTACAACTTCAGTTCCTACTAGAACTACTAGGTTTGTACCGTTAAAAATTCCTGTTGTTGGCATTTTATTTTATTTTAATTTTTTTATAATATTTGAGTTACAAAATGTTCGAATACAATGACTCTTTTAAACACATAAGCCTCATCCACATAATCAAAGGTAGCTTCATTTGATGACATTCTACGAGTGACTATTTTAAAGTCAGGAGAAGCACTTGGGTAATTTGGCACATTAACGCCTATGATCTCTAACAATTCGTTAGCCCACTGGTCTACCGATTTCTGCCCTACTTCACCTGACTTAAATGTTCTATAGACAATATCAAATTGAAGAGTAACATCAAAGTTGTAACTCTGCTTGTCACTATTTTCAACTGATGTTTGACTACTAATGATTAAGAACGGAGGCTGTACTTCGTCAGGTGCAATAGTATCGTAAACACCCAAAGAAAAACTTTGTGATGCTAACTTATCTACATAAGCCTTTCGTATAGCTAATCCGCAATCTTTCATTAAGCTTCTGTTTCAGCTTTTACTTCTTCAGGATTTTGCTCCTGAGCAAGTTTTGATAAGAACTGAGTTAAAGGTAAACCATACTTAGTTGGCAATTCTTGGATGAATGCGTCTAATTGTTTTACCTGCTCTTCGTTTAATGTAATTGTCATGGTATTGATTTTGTACAAATTTAACGAAATATATTTATATCTTAAATTCTTTAATCTTGAATATAAGTTGACTATACCTCTTATCAAAAGTGGTCATCAAAAATGGTCTAGTTGCCTGATTGGTAAACTTTTTAGGGCTTTGTACTATATATTGCCTAGCAAATTTACTTTGCTCACTTGGGGTTATATTAATAAGTGCAGGTAAATTAATATTACGCCTTGTTCCAAACTCTACATAAGGAGCATATTTAACATTCTTATTACCAGCACTTACATAAGCTGTGCCTGTTTTATCTGTTTTCCTATGTGTTATACTTCTTTGTAATGCACCTGTTTTTACCTTTACTTCAGCTTTAGCATCTTGTTGAATATTAACAACAGTTTGATTTATAGCCTCTGCAACGTGCTTCTCTAATCTTTCTGAAGCATTAGAAAACTTAGCTCTTAGAGTGTCTAAGCCAGTTATACCCATTGAAAATGCAGCCATTATTTCATTGTTGAACAACCAATTAAAAAATATTGATTACGATCAGATTCATTTATGACTGAATTGATTAGATATAAGTTATTTTTAAATGATATAACTAATTTATTATCAAATACTTTTGAAGTAGTATATCTTATTCTAAATGTAATTTCATTATTTATAGAATCTTTTTCTACCAAATTAGTCTTGCTTTCGCCATCTCTAACTATTTGAGCCCAACAAGTATAATAAGCTACAAGAGTATTTACAAATCCTCCTGCATTATCAGTTACGCTAGTTTTACTATTAAAAGTAATTCTATTATTTAATCTTCCTATCATTAGATAATAACGTTTATACGTTTAAATGGCTTCATAAGCTCGTATGCGGTCATCAAATTAGCTGAAGGCTTGGTTGCCTCAACTGAAGACTCTCTGTACTCATATAGGTCTGAAACCATCTTTAAAAGGGCAGTCTTCATTGTTGTAGGAGTTGTAGCATAACCACAAGTGTAAGTAAACCTAAACTCGTTATTATATATGCTAGTCATGTATACCTTTTTGGTAGTTTCGCCAAGAACTTGATATTCACCAACTGCCATTGAAACCCATGCAGTATAATCCCAATATTCTACTAATGATATATTATTTGTAGGAACATAAGGTAATTCTATAAAGTCATCTACATAAGCTACAACTCTTAAAGTTCTAGGAGTCATTGCGACACCTGCATATTGCTCAAGTCTTGTTTGAGCTGTATTGATTAAAGATGTAATCAAAGTATCATCTTCACTATAATCTACTCTAAGGTAATTCTTAGCCTCAGCTAAAGTAACCACCGTTGCTGAAGGTGCTACTGTGGTCGTTATATCTCTTACTATTTGCATTATGCCATTGTTTTTACAAAAATAACTAAAATATAGCGGACATAAAAAAGGGATAGCTTTTTAGGCTACCCCTTGTATTTTAGATTAATCTAAGATTAAGCTACGTTACCGAAATCACCATATACAAACGCATTGTTGTAATAGATAGGGAAAGCAATACGAGCTTCAACTCTTACAGTAATCAAGTTCTTTTGGAAGTTATCGCTATCCATTTCAGAGAACTGAACAGAAATACCTTGATTTTGCATGATTTGAGCACCCATTGACCAGTCACCTACTAAGAACTTATCAGCAGTAATTGCTGTAGATTGGAATACTGGAATACCAGCAATAGTCAAAGTACCATCAGTTGTAACAACTGTAGAACCTGGAAGGCTATAAGCAGCGTTAGTATTCTTAGTGTTCATGATATTAGCCCAATCAGTTGGGTTGATCAAGATACCATTTGCAGAGTAGTTAGTAGCAGAAACTTGTGCAATAGCTTGTACTAATTGCTCAACGTCTACAGTTGCAGCACCAGTTGGAGCAGAAGCATTTACAGTCAAACCAGTCAAGTTTGGAGCACTACCATTACCAAATAATAATTGAGAATCTTCAGCTAATAAATACTTCTCTAACAAACGAGCTTGTAAGAAAGAAGTCATAGCAGGTACATCATCTAACATTTGACGAGAGATTCTTACGAAACCAGCGATGTACTGAGCAGGAGCATCAGTCATTGTGATATCGAAATCGATTTGTGGTTTAGTAGAACCTTGAGTTTGTGGTCCTGCTTCGCCTTCACCACCTGTTTCCTTAGGGAAAGTGAATAAACCTGTAGAGATAGTTCCTACTGGTACTAAGCTTCTGATATGCACCTTACGAGAAGGAAGAGCATATACTTGTGGAGCATATTGTCTTGGGATATCACCAGTTAAGTTAACTGCTTCAGTCATGTTACCTACTGCCTTAGTGTCTAAGATAAAGCCAGAACGCTTCTGCTCACCACGACCTAATTTTGCGATGCTGTCAGCATTCTTCTCGATTGCTTCAGCAAGGGATACGTTAAACCCTTTTACTTGATTTTCGTTCATAGTCTTACGATTGTTTTTTGCCTCTAATTTGTCAGCAGCGTCTTTTACTACAGCAACTTGAGATTTTAATTCTTCTAATTCTGATTTTAAGCTGTCTACCGCTACTGCGTTATCAGCTTTTAATGTTTCGATAGCACCGTTTACTTCGGTTTTAACGCCTTCGAAAGCACTTTTAATTTCTTCTACCATTAGTTGAAAATTTTAAATGATTGTAAATATTTGTTTATCTCAATTTCAACGGAAATCATCGGGTCTTCCTCTTCCTCCAATGCTTCACCTTCTGGCTTTTCGACTTCGCCTTCAGATGATGGTTGCGGTTGTTCTTCAAGGTCGACTGACTCTTCGTCTTCCATCTCAGCAAGATATTGTTGTAATTGCTTAAGTTTAAGTTCCAACAATTCAAATGTTTCATCAGTAAAGTGACCGTTTCTTAAAGATTTGATAGTTTTACCCATCTCATCTACAAGAACAGACTTTATTTGACTCTTCACTCCTACTGTTGGTGTATTTGCGTTTGCACCCCACAATACTGAACTACCCTCAAACAATTTAATTTCATTGATTTCGTTATAGCCTGACTTTGCTTGTGACTTGATAGTCTGAAAGCCGATGCTATGTTCTGTGATATGACCTTCTTTATACAACTCATAAGTATCGTTACCTAATGTTGTATTAGGCATCTTTACTCTAGCCTTTAAACCAAATCCATCTTCCATCATCTCAAATGGTTTAGCAATTGGCTTCTCGGTTGAATGGTTAAATAAATGCCAGATTCTATTCTTGGCACTAGGTCCGTTTTCTTTTAGGGTTTTAGTGAATGCACCTGGTACAATAACATCGCCATCGCTGTCAACATTACCAAACGCAGAATAGTAGACTGTGATAATTCTACCATTATCTTCCATGTCTACTGGAGCACCACTTACCGCTTTCTTGTTATAAAAGTTACTCATATTTTTTATTTAAGCTATATAAACTGTGCAGCATCTACAGTTGCAGTTATTTACTGCTAACCCTGCTGCATCATGTGCATATTGCATTTCTATTAGTCCATAGTCAGGAGTGTTTACTAGGAATGGTTGATTAACAGGGATTCTTACACCTTTGTTGTCAGGATTCGTTTGTCTATCTAAATCCCTGTGCCATAATCTTGGCTTACCACTCTTAGCTGGATATTCAGCAGCTATCCATTGTTTTAATACTGGAACACCTGCTAACCTAACCGCACCTATAGCACCTGTACTTAATGCCTGATGGCTTTCAGTCCTTGCTATAAGTAAACTCCTTGCGTTATTTATCTTCCCTTCTCTGAGAGTTTGTATTGCCAATGAATTAACTTCATTTTGTGACAATCCATTCTCACGACCGTACTTTATAACATTCGCTAATATACGAGCTATTTCGTTTTCAGTAGTATTCTCTATGCCTTGCATCTTTAGTCCGCTAATCGCAGTCCAATAGGATAACATAAATACTAACCACTCATCCAAAATGTTTAAAGGATCAAGGTCAATCTCTTCCGCTTTCTTATTCGTTTCAAACATCTGTTGGTATCTCATAGCAGTATAACCGCCAGTTGATTCATACAAAGTTCGTAAAATATTATTAATCTTATCGCCAGTAAAAAATCCTGCACGATTATTAGCCGCTTGTTCTACCCCTAATGCCTCAACCATTTGAGCAGCTTTATCAAAGTCAGCTTGTAAAGCCTCTTTTATTTTAGGCTGAAATTCTCTGATTGATTTCCTTGCAATCTTTTGTTGCAAAGCAAACTGCTGTGATGGTGTAAGTGGTTTAGCCATTATCCTTTTGCGTCTATAGCTTCAATCATTTTTCCAGCAGCCGCATAAATTGAGTTCATATTGTTTTGAGCTGCGTATTGTCTTATAGCTGATAATCCTCTTCTGTCTACTGTTTTAAAGTCAGAAGTATAAATATAGCCGTAATGACCTTTAGTATCTTCACTAAGCTCTGGGTCTACACCAAGAAACCATAGACAGTATTTATCATATCCATTTTCTTCTAAATACGCATTCTCCATTTCAGCCGTTGGTCTTACCCAACTATCAGGTCTGATTACATCTCCAGATGCTATAAGTTTATTTGCATGATTAATACCCTTAGTGTTTTTCTCAGTTAACCTTTTTAATTCTAAAAGGTTGTTAATTGCTTTTTCTAAGATTTCAAATGATTTCATAATATTTATTTTGATGGATCGTAAGCCCAATTTTTAAGTGATATATCTCTTTTAGAAGGACAACCTTCTGATGCTGGTTTACCTTGTTCTGCTCCTTTCATTCTGCTCACAAAGCTTATAGTTCTGTTTGCGTCTTCCGCATCTGCTGTAGTCCAATCTTCTTTCTTCTTAGACAATAGTCTTAGGTTTCTATTGATAGGGCTTCTGTCAAGTGATGCTTTCTTAGAACACTCTGTATTTGACCAGGCTTCTAATTCTGAGTAGCTCATGTTAGTAATTGACTTGTACTTTGCATACACTTCATCTACTTGCTCGTTCTTACTCAAAAAAAAACCTTCACTTTTTACAGGTGGCAAATTATAATCACTTTGTTGTTGAGCATCTCTAGGGTCTTGTAACATAGTCAACTCATCTATAGGCAAATAACCTGCTGGGATAAATATCTCATCCATTTCAGTTCCTTCCATAGTATCATAACGCATAGCTGCTCTCTTCTCGTTTGGAGTAATCCACCAAGATTGAGAAAGAATAGCACTAAGCTCTTTCATGTCTTCTTGTAACTCTGGGAATACTGTCAAATCAAAATCGATATAGTAACCTTGACCAATCTCTGTTGAGAAGAATCTATTGAACGCATCACGAAGAGCTACTAACTCAGGAAGCACTACTTGAGTCAACATTTCCTTCTTAGCTTCCTTCATGTTGTTATAAGTCTTGTTATCAGGATCGTTAAATAACGCAGAGTTTACACCGTAAACATTACAAAGTTCTCTAAGTGTTACTTTCTCTGATTCTAACAACTGCAAGTCGATAGGACTTAAACCCATGTTAATCCAATTCAACTTTGCACCTGCAATCAAAATCTTACCAGCATTCTTTAAAATACCAGCTTGAGTTTTTGTTCCGTACTGATTGTAGAAATCTTCCTTAAGCTTTCCTGCTGCTTCTGGTCCGAAATCATTTGATTCATCAGCAGACAAAATACCTTTAGGTCCTTGATTCTGTAACATACCTACCGATGTATCTTTTGCATCGTTAGAACGCTGTACAGTTCTATATGCAGCTTGTAAAGGACTCAAGCCGTAAAGCTGTTGTCCGTTAGTGTCAAAGTAAGGGTTGAAGTATTTTAGATGGATTACGTCTTTCGCATCTAATTGATCCCATCCAACTAGCGTAAAAGAATAACCTTCAACCCCATTTATTGTACCATCAGAAATAATGGCAACGTATTGAGATGGGAGTGTAACAAGTTCAGCAACCTTACCATTGGAAAGTCTATTCGCCCAAATGTAAGTATTACCAGTAATAAGTTTATAACCTACAGCACTCTCGATAAATTCAGAGAATGATTGATATTCATTTGGTTTTTCTAATAGGTCGTTTAAAGGTGAATCAGCAATCTCGGCAACTGCTTTAACACGAACTAACTCAGCTTTAGCAATATCTGTAGTAGATGTTGCATTATTTAGCATTGACTTGTATCTTGCTAACTCTTTCTTGTTCTTTATCTGATAAACATAAAAAGGAACAGTAGAAATAGTTTTAGAGATACGTTTGATGATAGCATATACCTCACTATTATTTTTATAGTCAAGTACAAATTTTTGCTGGTCTAATTCTGGATAAAGTGTTCTTCCGCCAATCAATCCACCGAAATCAGTAAAAGGATTGTTAAAAGTCACCTTTGGAGCTGCCTTTTGTTGAAAAGGGTTAGCTGCCTTTAGTATGTCCGTTAAATTCACGCTATATATTATTTTTACAAAAGTAACAAATTTTTATGCTATACAACCCACCCTCTTTTCGGTTTCGCATATTTTGTGTATATGGCATACCTCATAGAGTCCATTAAGTGATCTCGAAACTTCACAGGTTCATCAAGTGTGTTACCATCTGTATCGGTCTTCCACTTATAGTTTTTAATCTCATCAAGCAAATCTAAGGACTCTGACCTAATATGCAAAGGAAATGATTTTACCTTGTTGATTCCTGCATAAACATCTTTCACAGCACTCTTCAAGTTAAATCCTGCCTTATTCACCTCCGAGATGGTTTTTGGTTCAGCAGGGTCGGCATATATCTCCGAGTTTCTATCAAGCCCTAATGACCTCATCCTATCAATTAGTAAAGCAGTCGACATTTTTGTATCATAGATTAATTGGTCGACAAATAACTCACCATCAAAGTTCTTAACCCTAACGAGGGCTGTTTGGTTGTTAAAGCCAAAGTCAAGTCCGTAAAACACATCTCCTCCATCTGGGAAGTTGCGTCTTCGCTTCCAATGCGTATAAATGGTTGCTTGGGATATTGCTCTCTCTCCTAAGCCATAAACTCGCCAATATTGATGGTCGGCTGTTTTAAGCCTTTCAATCTCATCTACGATTGATTTTTCAAGAAATGGGTTGTCTTTGTAGGTAGTAATGGTAAAGTCAGCATCTTCTCTAGGTACAACCTTGTCATAAATCCAAGAATAATAATCTGAAGGATTATAGTCAATTACAATCTTTTCTGTGGTTCTTAATGCTAACTGCATCCAAGATTCATAGTTTACCTCGTTAGCCTCGTTTATAAACAAGTAGTTTCTTTTACGTCCTCTTATTTTTTGTGGCTGATCCGTAGAGACGAACTCTACGATGTTGCCTCCTAGAAAGTAAAGATTTTCTGATTTGTTGTGCTTTTCTTCTGAGTATAATCCATATTTCGAGAGTATTTCGATAAAGTCTCTCATCACTGAGCCTTTTATGGATGGCAACGAGGATCTGCAAATGGTTAGGGTTTTTCCCTTCTCTTGTAATAATTTCACGATAAACCATGTCAATACATTGTAAGTTTTGCCAGACCTTGTTCCGCCTTGCATAACTGATATTTTTTTTTGGCTGTTTTGTAGTACTTCGAAGACGATGTTTGTGGTTACATTCATAAGACATAGGAAAAAAAATTAAAAAATTGTTTGTGTGTTTACCATTAGAAAACTTTTGGTTTTATAGGAAGGTAGGGGGGTGTCTATCCTATTTGCTATTTTAAGCCTCATTTAAGCCTTTCAATTATTAAATGGATACATAGTACTACACATAGGGTTAAAAGCCCTAGAATCGCCTTAAAATGCGAAATAAAGGCATTGTAGCTACTCTTCATAGTCACCGTCTTCATTAATATCCAATAATTCCCCTTTATCATGGTTGTAAAGTGGGATTTCATCACTTTCTCCAGCTTTGTAAGCAGGTACGACCATTCCTGGCTCTGTTTGTGTATCAAAATTGATTATCTCACCCTGTGGTAACGCTTTGTGCTCATCCCCATCAATCTGTTTCATAATATCTCCAATTTGATTCGGTTTAACTACGTTGACTGTAATTTGCTTCACAACATCTCCTTCATGAGCAACCTCAGTCTTCTCGATATACCCTCTTCTCTTGCCTCTAGTCTTTAGCAAGAACATCGTAGCTAAGGTATCACCCCTAGCAATCCTTTCCATTAGCTTTTGTTCGCCAAAGTCAAGCATTATCTCCTCAGGCTCGATTTCAGCTAATCTCTTAGCAAACTCAGGATCATCCTTCAACCAAGTCTTATACTGCGTCCTACCGACTCCAGAAGCCTCACATGATATCGTGATATTCCCAAAGTTCTCCTTATAAGCTATGATAAAAGCCTCTTTAGCTATTTCCTTGAATTGTGCGTTCATATTATACCTTTTGGTGTGTCAAATGTTTAAAAATGTTAAAATCTTTGTTTTATATCAGAATTTTAGGGGGCACAAGGGGTCTCCCCTATTATCTACGCTAAAAAATAGGGTAGGGGGTTGTTATTTAACATAATATATACTATAAGCTGCTCTCCCCTGTTCATTGGTTGGTTCATTTGTGGTGGTTTAGTCCGCTAAGTTAACAACTAATATTTAATGATTGCAGAGTGACTCAAAGGGCAAAAGTAAAAATTGCGGTTAGTATTATATTAATACATAAACCACTAATTTAATTGTAAAGTACTTAAGTAGTTAATTACTTACTATATTAATATAGTATATTTTATTCAATATTAAATTAGTTATTACATACTTTATACTAGTATACTATATAATTATATCCTCCAGGGATCGCTCCAGGTTAAAAATAATTTATAAATATTTTAATATTTTTGAACTTTGTATTAATTAGATCCTTATCTTTATATCCTAAACAAAACAAAACATGCAAAACTTTAGCAACATTTTACTAGTATGTCAACTAGTACTTTTTATTCTAGTTATATCAAATATGGCTAGATTAGTATCTGATTATTTAATAACTAAAATAAAATAAACATGATAAACTTTATTGATCTAGTGATCTACTTAATTATTGGGACGCTAGTAATTACCTTAATCAAAACAATATTTCAAGAACTACAAAACAAATAAAAATGTCAACTACACTACAAAACAAAACTTACAAAGCGGTTAAACATTTATTGAGTAAAGGATCAACCAATACAAAAACCGCAAAGAACGATCTTGAAACATATATTTTGTATATGGCTCCCGCTAATCAGGTGACAGGTTTAAACCTTTGCCCTTTCGCTTCGACAGGTTGCAAAGCTTCGTGTCTCTATAGTGCGGGGCGTGGTAGATTTTCAAACGTGCAAGAATCAAGGATCAATAAAAGTAAATTTTGGGGATATGATCGATCAACCTTTTATATCCAATTAGCTAACGAACTTTTGAATATACACGATAAAGCAATAAAGCAAAATAAACAAATAGCGATCCGTTTAAATGGCACTAGTGATATTGATCACTTAGATTTGTTACGTAGATATTCGGGTATTGATTTTCTAGAAACCTTTTACGATAATTTACTTTTTTATGACTATACTAAGAATTTCAACCACATTAAAAAGTATATTGGATCAACTTATAAGATCACTTTTTCAAGATCTGAAACAAACGAAAATGACGCATATCTAACCCTAAAAAATGGTGGGAACGTCGCTATTGTTTTTGCGGATCAATTGCCTGAATATTGGAACGGATATCCCGTAATTAATGGAGATGAAACCGATCTAAGGTATTTCGATCCTGTTAATGTAGTGATAGGTTTGAAAGCTAAAGGAGACGCTAAAAAGGATAAATCAGGTTTTGTAGTTAGATAGTAGATAAATAAGGGAACCCTAAAAAAGTTCCCTTTATCCTTTGCCTTTGTTGGTAGGTTTATGCGTTCGATCCGCACAAAGGAACAAACCAAAACAAAACAAAAATGAACATTAGAGATTTAAAGGTAATTATCTTGAAATTAGAGCAAGAAAATAACCCAAACGATGCAAACCTTTTGCAATTTTACAAAGATCTTTATACTGAAACGCTCGAAAAAATTGCGCATAAAGTAGCAAAAGAACTAGAGGAACAAAGTAAGAAAAGTTGGTTTGAACATTTAGCAAGATAAGGCGAAATAAGACAACCAAATAAAATTTTAATGATATGATAAGCTAGAAAAAAGATATAGCCAAAATAAGCCTAAAAATAGGCATAAAATTGATATTTATATCGGTATTGGTATTGGTATGCAATTTCCAGGACAATTGCCCTTGCAACTGTTTTGTAGTTGCGTATGCCAAAAATCTAGCAAAAAACCCCAAAAACCCTTGGCAAAAATCTTTGACAAAAACCCTACAAAAATTTGGTAGGACAAAAACTTTTATATATTTTTAAACATTCAAACTAAAACAAAACAATGAAAAAAACCTCAATCACTTGGTCACTAACAAACCAAGCAAAAAACCTTCAAACAAATGAAACCGTATATACATATATGGATTCAGTTGGTAGGATTTTTAAAATGGAGTCACATCCCAAAAAACCTTTTACATACTTGACACAAGCTACGGAGTCAGTTACAAAAAAGGAACAAGCAAAAATCTTGGACGGATACATTAAAAACGGAATCAACCAACACGATTTTGTTGGAGGATTTCAAGAAGCAATATCAAAAATTACAATTTAAAACTACAACTATGTTAAAGCAAATCTACTTAGAACTAATTAGAAGCGGAGTAAACCCAAGAGATTACACATTGGCTAATGATTTTGAAGAAACAGACGGTCAAATTAATTTAGATAAGGATTTTTATATACAGATAGGCGATTCCTATCTAGTACTATGGAAGTCTGTAGAAGGTGGGGAGAAATTATTATTTGATATTAATACAGATCAAATAGACAACACAATAGCAGTTAAGCAATTTATCAATAAAGTAAAAACACATCTAAACTAATGGCAAAAATTTTAGTGGCTTGTGAAGAAAGCCAATCAATTACTAAAGAGCTTCGTGATTTAGGTCACGAGGCTTTTTCTTGCGACATTCTACCTTGTAGTGGTGGTCATCCTGAATGGCATATACAGGCGGATGTTTTTACGATCGTTAACCAAGGATGGGATCTTATGATCGCACATCCTCCATGTACATATTTATCGGTAAGTGGTGCTAGGCATCTTTACAATAAGGATGGATCTAAAAATCTTGAACGTTGGGAGAACCAAAAAATCGCTTTAGATTTTGTACAAAAGCTTATGGATTGTCCGATCCCACGAATAGCAATTGAGAACCCTGTTTCGGTTATATCAACAAAAATCCGTAAACCTGATCAAATTATTCAACCATATATGTTTGGCGATGAGGCTACCAAAACAACATGTTTATGGCTCAAAAACCTTCCAAAGCTTGAACCGACCAAGATAGTTGGTAAAGGTGAAAGAACTGTTTTCAAGAGTGGTAAATCACATCCTAAATGGTATGCTGATGCTTTAGCCAATGCAAAAACTCCTGCCGAACGTAGAACCCTGAGATCAAAAACTTTCCAGGGTATCGCCAGGGCTATGGCGGATCAATGGACTAAAAATCTTTTATGATTTCCTTAACAAAAAACCTGCTAAAAACTTTTAAATATATGCAAAAACTTACTAATTTTACATTCAACAACCAAAACAAAAAACCCATGCACGAATTAATCACACTCAGCTACCAAATGAAGTGCGGTATCACTGGCACGATCATCGACAAAGGCGAACAAGCCTATTACAACCATCAGACAAAAACTTGCATTCATCCATTGGAATATGAGAAGAATATGAGCCAAGTTAAGATTGGTGATCCAAAAACCTACTTTACTAGACTCCAAAAACTTAACAAATAAAACATACAACACATGAAATTCGAATTTGTAGCAGAAACAGACCAATTACTTAACGACACAATCTACTTTACCAAGCAAGATGGTGTATTTATCAGTGGAACTATAAGCTCTAAAAAAGAGGTAGCTTATGCCATCTTTGAGAAGCTTAGTCAAGGTCTACCACTTAGAACAACAGAAATATTAGAAACAAAAAACTATCAAAAACCCTCGCAAGAGTAAAAACCAAAACAATGCTCAAACTAACCCTAGAACAAAAGAAAAAAGGTATCAAAGAAGAATTTACCTATGTAAACAGTAACGGAAGGATGTCAAAACAATACACCTACAAAGGGATGTATATAACATGGGATAACCAAATCCTACATGGCAAATGGTATTACTGGAGAGCAAGTTATTACGCTTCATTAGATGCCGCAGTTCAAGGAATAGACAGACATATCAATCACTATAAAATCAAATAAACAAATGCTAGTCATTAAAGATTACAAGAGCCTATTTAAGTATGGGGACATGAAAAAGATTATGGAGATAACAGGCTATAGTCGTTACGTTATTGAAACAAGATTAAAGAACAATGATTACGAAATGACCGAGTTAATCAAAACATTCTATGACAAAAAACTAGAAATACTTAAAAACCAAATATGGGAGCATCAGAAATAAGCTATTACGTTATGCCAGGACTAAAACATAGAGAGGTAAGATTTGAGCAAGTTATTAGAACTGTATGTGAGGTTATGAAAGCTGATAGACGTAAAGTACTGACGCCAAACAGAAGTAAAAACTTGGTGTTTGCTAGAAATATGTGTTACTTTATTTTTAGACGTTATTTTTCGATGACGCTAAAGGAGATAGGTCAAGCATTCGATAGGGATCACACTACAATCATTCATGGTATTATGACATTCCAAAATGATATTGAGTGCATCAAGTTCTATAAATCACAGTTTCAAGAGGTGCAACAGTCATTAGGATTACACTTAAACAACAAAAAATTAAACATTTTAAACACAAACTAAACATTATGCTATCAACATTCGCAGAATTAAACGAAACAGACAAAAGACTATTTGTCGCTAAAATCATCCACAACATTAATTACAGCCAATCAAGTTTTGACACTGTACAAGCTTTAGTTAAGATGTGGGATGAATACCCAAGAAGACAAGCAACTTTTTTTACAAAATTAAATCAAATAACAAATGGAATTACAAACAACTAACACCGAAATTCAAGCACCTAGTTACCACATGGTAAACAAGGACTCTATGCTTTCTTTATCTAACGAGTTAAAGAGATTCGTTAAAGAAGCACACTTAGTATCTAACATTAAAGGCAAAGACTATTGTAATGTAGAAGCCTGGCAGATGGCAGGAGCATCACTAGGCTTATTCCCTATCATTACAAGTGTACAAGACTTATCTAGTGAAACAGAGGTTAAGTACATGGCAACTTGCGAAGTTAGATCGTACCAAGACAATAAATTAGTATCTGTAGGTATAGCAATATGCTCTAACAAAGAGGGTAGCAAAAAGTTCTTTGATGAGTATGCTATCTTATCTATGGCACAGACTAGAGCAGTAGGTAAAGCATTCCGTAATCAGTTAGCATGGTTGATGAAAGCTGCTGGATTCGAGGCGACACCTGCTGAGGAGATGGATTTTGTACATGAAGAGCCAAAAAAAACCTCTAAGCCAGTACAAACAGTTGTAGCTGAAATCTTAGAAGATGAGCCTACAAGAGAAGAAATAATGATGGAGGTAGCTAAATGTACTAAGGTTAAGCAATTAACTGACACATACTTTACTTACAAGCAATCATTTGATTCTGATGAAACATTGATGAAGGTATTAAAAATGAAAAAAGAAAACCTAAAATAAAATGAATTTAACATTATTACCAAAAGTAGAACTTAGTTCTATAGAACCGAACAAATTTGCTATTGAGTTAATCAAGTCGCAGATAGTAGATCACTTTACGCAGACTGGTGAGTCACCATTAGAACTACTCGTTAAGTCAGAGGCTGTTGTACAGCTTTTAGAAGGCATTAGAGCCGATTTAAAGGAGTTAGTACTAGATGAGCTTAGTAAGTATCCTGGAGGCAAAGCTGAGGTATTAGGAAGTGAAATGGCTAAGTTTGAATCAGGTGTTAAGTATATCTATGACCAAGACTATACTTGGAGCAAAATGAATGAAGAGATTGAGTCTTTAAAGTTTGCTTTAAAGGAAAGAGAAAAGATGCTTAGAACATTGCCAACCGCTATGGTTGATCCTGAATCAGGAGAAATGGTCCACCCAGCACCTAGAATAAGCACAACAACCTTTAAGATAAGCTTAAAGAAATAAAAATCCTCCACCACCTCAAGATACCAATATTAATAACCTGATAGTAATTTATACAAAACTTGGGGTGGTTTTTTAAACTTATGATAATTATCTTAACAATAGCACTTTGGGAACTAGGCAAGACCTTATTCTATAAACTTATAAACAAATGAAAGAAACACTTATTTTCTTATATGAATTAGTATATTTTGTAGTAATATCATTACCATTAGCTTTAACAATTTATTTAACAGCATTAATTATCGGTAAATTTAAAAATATATGATGGAGATTGCAGGATTAGAGAACTCAGTACCAGTGAGGATGATTTATATTGATGACAAAAGTGAAGTATTGTTTAAATCTTTAGCTCATGCAGCAAGGAATACAAGAATCACACAAGACTCAATAAAGAAATCACTTAATCCATTACTAAAGAGGAAATTTAAGCACAATAATAGAGATGTGGTTTTTAGGATAGTAAAGGATAAATAGTATATTTGTCGATGCAAACCGTACTTTGCAGTTAAAACTTATTGCCCGAAGAGGCGTGGGGGTGTACGGACTCCCGCAAATCTGAGGGCTTTTTTATTTTATGAATACAGGAATGATTGTTAAGAGCAGATCGGCTGAGAAGTTTACTGCCATCGACAACGAGATTATTAGGAATGTCGAATTAACATTAGAGGAGAGAGGATTATTAATTTACTTACTTAGTATGAGGCATGATTGGGTGGTTTATAAAACTAACCTACATGAACGATTAGGTTGCACTAAAGGTCAACTAGACAGAGTTTTTAAGGGATTACAAACAAAGAACTATATCTTGTCTGTAAAGGTTATAAATGAGCTTGGAAGATTTACTGGATGGAATCATGTAGTATATGATACACCAGCAATCCGAGATGATAAATCACCGAGTTCTATAAATGCCGAAGTCGGTGAAAGTGCCCCTATAAGTAATACTAATACAATTAATAGTAAATTAAATATTAAGAAGACTAAGTTTATAAGACCAACAGCTAATGAGATAGACTTATATGCTAAAGAAATAGGCTTTTTAACTCTTGATCCTTCTTATTTTATAGACCATTATGAATCTAATGGTTGGTTAATAGGTAAAAATCCCATGAAAGATTGGAAAGCTACTGTAAGAACTTGGAAAAGAAATAGTTCTAAATTTAATACTACTAACGTACCTACAAACAAAATAACTACACAAATAAAACTTAAATAATGACACCAAAACAAAAAGCAAAAGAATTAGTAGATAAGTATAATAAAGATATAATACTATATTGGGATTTATCTTATAACCAAGCTAAAAAATGTGCATTAATAGCATTAGATGAAATGATAGCAGAATTAGCTTATATAAGAAATTATGATGAAGAAATAGATGAAAAAATGATTATAAAAATAGACCAAAGACAAGATTTTTTAATAGAAGTTGAAAAAGAAATAGAAGCATTATGATTGCTATAAACCTACCAAAAGCTTTAGATATTGAATCTAACATACTTGGTGCATTGCTTTTAGACAAAAGAATTATCCCATTGGTTATAGGTCATCTAAAAACTGACATATTTTACGATCTAAAGCACCAAAAAATCTTTAATGCTATTAAGGAAATGTATGATAGTAACATATCTATAGACCTTACAACTGTAGCTCAAAAACTCTCACAAGATGAGGACATTATACGAGAAGGTGGTGCTTACTATCTATCTAAGTTAACTGATAATGTAACTACAACAGCTCATATCAATACCCATATTGAGATTGTTATTGAGATGTATAAGAAGCGTGAAGCTTATAAAGTGCTTAGAATAGCTGAGAATAGTTGTTTAGACAACGATAGTCAGTCATTAAACCTTTTATCTGACCTAAATAGTCAACTTATAGGTTTACTAGAATATGGCAATCTTTATGAAAAAAGCATAACAGACGTAGTTATGGCTATCAACTTTGCTAGGGATTTAGCAAGTAATGGCGAACTTTTAGGATTTAATACTGGTTTTGATGAATTAAACAAGACAATAGCAGGATGGTGTAAACCTGACCTATGTATTATAGCTGCAAGACCTGGTGCAGGTAAGACAGCAATGATGCTTTCAAGTGTTTATCACTTATCTATCTTAAATAACGTCCCTACGGCTATTTTTAGCCTTGAAATGAGCTCCGAACAGCTTGTTGAAAGGTTAGAGTCAATAACGAGTCAAGTGCCCTTAAAACGCCTTAGAACGAATAATTTGAATGACTACGAAAGAAAGCTACTTTTAAAGACCGATGACAAGATAATCACAGCACCCATCTACATAGAGGATACTGGAGGAATCAGTATCTCACAACTCAGAGCTAAGGCTACTATTCTAAAGCAGAAGTATGGTATTAAGGTAATATTCCTAGACTATCTTCAACTTATGAGTGGTCAAGGTAAGCAAAACCAAAACCGAGAGCAGGAAGTAAGTTTTATAAGCAGAAGCCTTAAAGCCTTAGCCAAAGAGTTGGAAGTGCCTATTATTGCTTTATCGCAGTTAAGTCGTAAGGTAGAAGAAAGAGCTGATAAGCTACCTATGTTATCCGATCTTAGAGAATCAGGTAGTATTGAGCAAGATGCTGACATTGTTATTATGCTTATGAGACCATCTTACTACGAAATGAAAGAGCCTGTAGAGATTGGTGGTAAAGAATACCATCCTGACGACCTTGTTATTGTTAAGGTAGAAAAGAATAGACATGGTAAGACTGGTAATATACCTATTAGATTTATTGGAGAAACAACCACATTTGAAGATTATAAAATTTAAAACTATGAAAACAGCAATGCAAGAATTACTAGATGAATTAAAAGAATATCAACTAGAATTTAATATACCTATTGAAGTAATAGATATGTGCGAAAGTCAAATAAATGTAGAAAAAGAGCAGATAATGAATGCTTTTAGTAGAGGGTTAGGTACAGAATTAAGTGATTGGGAAAATTCAGAACAATATTATGATAGAACCTATAACCAAAACAAATAAAATGGAAACAAACATTACACTTATCGACCAAAAATTCCCTGAAGTGGAATATGTGCAAGGCGAAGACCTTAATATAGAGAACATGAAAGAACGTATCGTTACTAAAGCATGGTATGATACTGCTAGATTTAATGACATAACAGATATAGCAGTTGGTATCGGTATGGGTACTAGAACACTTTATTTTTATGCTAAGAAATTAAAACTACCTAGAAGAAGTGGACTTAAATAGGAACTATAAGAATACTCGTAAGTTCGACATAGAACAAGCTAAGGCTAATGACGGAACTTATCAAGCATTGTTATTGTTTGCCAGGAACACAAAAATCTTGGTTATACAACAGCCAAAAGCATTGAAACAAAAATTCATGTGGCTTGAATATGAGAATAATGGTAAACCTAGTGGGATAGCTGATACAAGAGTAGAGTTCTTTGCTATCAACTTTGACCTTAAAGATAGGATATACTTTATACGAGCTGAGATGCTTAGAATAAAGGCAAGAAGGCACTTTAAGTGGGGTAAAACTAAGATAGTTGAGGGCATAAGATATGTAAAAGTTCCAACTGTGGAGATGATCCGTTTCGATTAATTAATGTAATTTCGTTTATATGACATACAAAACAGCAAGTGACTTAACCAAGATGATGCTAGAATATTTAGATAGTTTAGGTTATGAAGTATGGAGGAATAATAACCTAGCAGTTAAAGGAAGGTCTTTCATTGGTAAGAAAGGTTTACCTGACATCATAGGTTACCATAAGAACTATGGTCAGTTCATTGCTTGTGAGATTAAAGCTATAGGAGATAGATTAAGCGTATCACAAACAAGTTTCTTAACTCACTTAGGTATGTGCGGTGGCACATCTATTGTATGTCAACAAGTATCAGACGGAACAATTAATTTAACAATATTTTTAGACAATGGCGAAAGCAAAATCAGCATCTGGAACGAGTATGAAGGTGAGTTTCGGAACGAAGAAGACAGGTAGAGCAAAGAAATCTTATAACAAACATAGTCCAAGACCTAAAGCATATCGTGGTCAAGGACGTTAAAACAACAATTATGGAAAATCTAGAATTAGAAAACAAATCAGAAAAAGTATCTAAGACAACTACAAAAGAAGTTAAAGTTACTGTAGTTCCTAAGGAAAACAAGTTTGTAACTGCTGAAACTATTAAGTTAGTAGAAGACATCTTAAACGATGGTACAGTAGACATCAAATGGAGAGCACAACTTAAAGAACAAGTAAGAAAATACAAAGGGCATGGAGAATAATTATGAGTATGATTCAGTCGTAGAGAGTGTTATTAATCGTTTAAAAGATAGGGCAAGGATTGGTTTTGAAAAGTATGGAACAGACCTTGACAGAAACGACTTAATAACAGAGCAATGGATTGAACACGCAATAGAAGAGGCATTAGATTTTAGTCTATACCTAACCAAGCTTAAAAATCAATTAAAAAAGAGTTTATAAACCAAAACAAAAATAACATGGCAACGCAAAAAGAGAACTTCTTAGGAAGATGTTTCACACTTAGATCAGCTTACGGATCATTCAGAAAAGTATCATTCGGTCCAGAGGACTTAAAGAAACTAAATGAGTTCGCAGCATCTAACAAAGGATGGTGTTCTATCCTTATCAAAGACAAAAAGAACGCAGGACCTGAACAAAGTGATTTCTATTGTGAAATGGACACATTTAAAGCAGGTGATTATAAACCAACGGATAAAAAATTACCATTTTAGTTATGAATCCAAAAATTTACAAAGAAATAATCATTAACCTATCACTTTTATTAGTAGGTTTGTATCTACCATTTGCATTTATTATTAATAAGTACAACCCATTAGGTTGGGAATGGTATGAAAGATGTTTATACGTTATAGCAGTTGTAGCAACTATAGGTTATGCTTCATCGGTATATAACAAAAAGTAGTATGTTTTGTTTGTAGTTTAATAAGTTAGACCCT